TGAATCATCATCAGTCCATTGTAAAGACTCAGGTTCATACCAGAATCCCCACGTACCTAACCAATCACCATTACGTTGCTTAACAACTCTCATCCAAGCATCAGGCTCATCAAATGGTACTGGATCATTGTTCTGTCTATCTCGTTGTTTCTGCTCATTCAAGTGAATGATTATGATGTTGAACGCTAGATTAGATATGGCAGAGCTTCCAGCAATATCAAACTTATCAGGAAAGAAGTTCTTAACCCCAGCTGGTGCTTTGCGACAATGAGTAACAAGGTGTATGTGTACGTTGTGCTGTTTAGCTTTAGTAGTTAACGCACCGATAAACTTCTTCTGGCTCTCATTATCATCTTGGTTAACACCACACATCATCAATGAATCAATCATGATATGCTTAACACCTTTCTGTTCAGCTGACCAATCGATCATTGCGTATATATCAGATGTTTCAACAGTATCAGTAGCATCATAAATCCACAGTCTTAAATCTGTTTCTTCTTTGAATCTCTTATAGAAGTCAGAGTCAGGCTTAGAGTGTCCGTATGCTTGTCTACACATACGAGCAACTGTTATCTCGCCTTTCATTTCCATAGAAGCAATCAATACAGTCGTGGTCTTAGTTAGCCATAAAGCTACTTGACCCATCACCATAGACTTACCGTTACCATTCACACCAGACCAGATAGTTACCTCACCCTCTCTGAATCTAAACTTATCGTGTGTACGCTCCCAAGGCATCTTATCACCTGTATGGCTAATGCCATGATCTAGTAATACTTGCGCTCTATCTAAGAAGTCTGAAGCTGGTTTGATTAACTGTCTTTGCTTCTGTGCTTGGTAGTTTCTAAATTCCTCAATATTAATGTTGTTCATGTGAAAGCCTCGCATGACTCTGAACACCCAGAGTCTTCTTCATTATTAAAAGTAAATGTTTCTTGTTTATAGTTTGTTTCATTAAACACAGCTATCATCTTTTCAGCTGTCATATAATCTCTAAACAATGTTCTAGGTTCTGAAACAATCTCGCCTTTGATTTTGTTACTACCTACCTTTCCGTACTTCTGCTCAAGCATCATAGGGAAGTCAAAGATTGATACATCATCATCAAGTATCTTGAATAACTTCTTAGCTGACTTCTTGTAACACCACTTACAGTTTCCTTGGTAGTCTTGAAGATTTAAATCAAACTCTTGATCTTCCCAAAAGTCCATAACATCTAACTTGTCAGATGGAAACAAATCAACCAGAGGATACATTTTATTTTGTATAGTTTGGTTTCGTTTGATACGCTTAGGCTCATCTATTCTAATTCCAAGTGCTGTGTGATATTCACCCTTTAACCAGCCTATTGATTTGATGTATGAATGTATTGGGTTTTCTTTTAATTCCCTTGTACAATGTGGATAGCCGTTGTTTGGAAGTCCATACTTAGCAACTACATCTTCAAACGGTTCACCCTTACGACTAGCAGAACCATAATCAACAACCTTGTGAGTACAAGCAACACGCCCATCATTAACTACTGCTTCAATCCATACAGTATTAAATCCAAAATTAGTATCACATTTATTAACAAAATCTAGCGTTTCATTATTCTCTTGACCAGTATTAGCAAACACAATAAGCATCTCGTATTCATCTTGATATTCATCTAACAAGCGCTTGGTCATATACGCAGATGTTCTACCACCACTCATACAAACTAATAGTTTATGTTTCATATCTAACTCCAGCATAGTAGCCTTTCTTTTCTTCAACTACTCCACTAGGTAATTCATCAAACCAGCGTTCACCATTAAGATAAGTAGTAGCGTGTGGTATGAATCGACTCTCTGTATCAGTAAAGCGAATAGAACAGTCTTTAGTTGCTAACGCAGCATTAGTCTTGTTCAGTTTATTAAACGCAAGTGTTGCTCTCTTACGATCAGTCTTCTTTGGATAGTTATTCCAAAACGCATCGAACGCTTTATTCTTTTCTTTATCACTATCACTATCACTATCACTATCACTATCGGCTTTTCTGGGTTTCTCTGGGTTCTTTGGGTTACCAGATAACCCACTGGGTTTCTTGGGTTTACTAGGTCTACCACCCTTACTACCATTGACTTTGTTACGCTCAACAATGTTTTTATATTTGATTTCATCACGCAAGAATTGATTTTTAAAAGGCTCAAAAGCGAGTTTCATATCAAGACTCAAGCTTAATTCGTTACCTAGTTGGTAGTCTTTTATTGCTAAAAATAGCTGACCAATTTGCTCGGTTGATAATAGTTCAAGAACAGATAAGCTGTCGTTGTAAATGATAAAAGATTTCTTCATGTGTTCCTTATAATTGAACGAGCGTGAATACCCTCGCATTTGATCGATATGTTACTCATGATACAATCATTCATTAAATGTAGAATGTCCTTACCACGGGCAATATGCTCATCACCAAGTAGGTCTTGAGCGTTAAACCTACCAAAGATTTGTAGATTATTCATAGCACGATAAATAATGCCATGGTTTTCAAGCACAAAGTCATTAGGTGTTAAGTCTTTCAAGAGTGCTTCAGTCATGTTTCCATTAACCAGCATTGACCCTAGTACATCTTGCTCATCTTGTATTTGTATATTTCTCATTGGTTTATCCTTTAGTTGAATTGGGCGGCTCTTCGCAGTAGTTATAGTCTGCTTTGTCAGTCGGACTTCACCATTGCCCGTATAAAACTTACTTAGAACGGAATAGGGTCATCGTTAAACTCAGTAGCTGTTTCTGTTACTGTGTTCGCTATCGGTTCTTTAGGTTGAACTGAGAATGATAGTGCTGGTGCTTTAGGGTTTGCATCAGCTTTACGTTTCCAGCCTGATACCCAAAACTCCTTACCCTCTACATTGATAGAACCCGTGAAGTCTGGGTGATTCTCAGTTGTTTTCTTTTCGTTCTTCCAAATACTACCACGATTGGTATTGTCGAAATCTGCCATGTTGTTACTCCTTTTATTATTATTGTTTTGATATAACTCTATCGGCATAGCCAAAGAGCATATCTTCTTTTATTAGATAAGCATCTTTTGAACTCGTATCGCCACGAGATGTAAAAGTCTTCATATCTAAATTGTTTTGGACAATACAGTCCTTTATTCTTTCTGGCTTGATGAACGCATATTTATAGTGCGTAACAAAAACCCAGTAGTGGGCAAGTGTTGTAGATAGAGCAGACAGTTTCCCGTTCATTCTAACCTCAACAACTATGTTGCCCGTGTCTTTACTTTTATAATCTTGCTTAACTTCTATGCCATGACTAGACTCGGGTACGAATATATCGTATGCCTTGCAATATCCCTCTATACGAAACGCTTGGGGATACTTGCGTTTGATCAAAGCTAACACATCATCTTCAATCATCTGTCCAGTCTTTAGGTCTTGTTCAAATGTATTCATAATAGTTTGGAGTCCGTGTCGTGGACAAGCCGTACTTTTCGTTTAACTTAACGAGGACAAAAGGGAAAGGTCATGAATAACCTGAATTAAACCCCCGACCAGTCGTGGGCAGTAAACCCCTCTAGTTCTTTACATTCCGTCTTTAGACTCAGACTCGAATAGTTGTGTGTAGTAATCACATATCTGTATGAAGCCATTCTTCTTGGCGTAGTCATACAAATCACTTGCAGTATCATAGTCATTCTCTTTCTTAGCTTTGTCTAATGCTTCCTTGCCAGAGTTGATACGTTCGTTGTGTTCTTGTGTAGCTGTCAATGGCTTATTCTTACCAGCCGCAACATTGCCATCATCATCAACAGCTTCTAAGCCGAACATTGATATTAGAGCGTAACGCCTAGCGTAAGTAATAGCACCACCAAACTTTTGCATATCAGCACTAGGTATAACCAAGTGAGTATGACTTATAATCTTTTCTTCTGGTGTGCTGGTATTAACTAACTCCGTTGTCAGTACATCTACACCATCAATCCTATTAGGATATTGAATATAGATTAGATTACACTCAACCAAAGCTGGTGCTAGTGTATCCATAACCGAGTTAAGGTCAGCATACTTACTCTTAAAGAAAGGGTTACTAGCTGTCTTCTTGACACCTCCAACCATTGACCGAACCATTGATAAGCGTTCGTATATGTTTAATTTAATTGCTTCCATTTGTATCTCCTAGTGTAAAAAATCTTGTAGTTGTTCGTAAACAAAATCAGAGTCATCATTTATCTTATCTAACTCATCATCATTCAGTAGTTCGCCAGAGTCTTTGTATTCAGCTTCAATTATGAAAGCATCTTCAAACTCTGGGTATTGATCCCGTTGGAAATCCATGTCAATCACAGTTATGTTGTTAAAGTTCATAAGCTATGCTCCTTAACTGAATCAATAAAAGTATCAATCATCTGTTGCTCTTGCTCGTTGTGTTCAACAGCGTATTGTTTAGTAGCCATGTAGTCTTTAGCGTAGTCCATAAAGTCTGGCTCATAGTCATGTAGCTGTGCGTTCATCTCTTGTAGTTCAATGACCACTGCTCCCATGCGGCTCATGACTTATCCTCCAGTCCAAGGTCTTCTTTGATTACATTCACTTCATTAGTAAAGTTATATTCAAAGTAGTTGTTATCATCTTCAGGGTCTTGAAAGATATAGTGAGCCAAACCCTCTAAAGTGTTTAAACCTTTAGCAACTGCCTGAACATTATCAATAAAAACTAAACTCTGTGAATAGGGTGAGTCTTCATAGATTAAATGTTCAATGCTTTGCTTTACGAGTTCGGCAGTATCTTTAAACATTTTTAAGGCATCATCACGATTAGCTTGGTGCTGTGTAGTGAAGCCATCTTGTTCTTGTATATCTTGCGTTCTTTGGTAGTCCATATTTATCTCCGTTTTTGTTTTAGTTGAGTATTAATGATACACTATCTATTTACTAAGTGTAGTTTATTGTTGCTTATTTCTGTTAGTTTAGCTTTTAGATTAATAATCTCAATCAATGCCTGATTCTTTAAGATAGTCTGTTTGTTAATTTCATCTTTCAACTTGTCAACGCCATCTTTAACCATGTCATAAACTTCAGTTTCACTTTTAGTTAGATAGTTCATTTTCTTTTCTTCCTTTATGTTTTTAAATATGTGGGCGATAACATCAACTGTCCACCCGTTGCCAAGCATCTTATATCTTTGTGAGTTTGATACCAACTGCTTTTCATCTTCATCTTGTATTAAGGTGTAGTTGTCTGGCACAGTCTGTAAGCGTTCACATTCGAGTGGCGTTAGTTTTCGATACTTAACACCGTTGTAAATATTAGGGTCGGTTTGGTCAGACTCCTCAACAGGGATCATTGTTCTTTGCTTTCTTTCAATAGAGTTCCAAGCAACAGCACCACTGTAAGAATGGGTTAATGCGTATGCCTTATCTTTTTTTGTAGCACTCTCATTAACTAATATCTTTGGCTCTCTATGACCACCACCCATTGTTGTAAGCGTTGGTGATTTACCACTATCAGCATAAACACGTTTGATTGACTCATTACCTCTGATGTCTGTTGCGGTTGCCGCATGATGGCATATTGATTCTTGCTTGAACTCTTTCAGTTCACAAGGTCTATCACCGCTTAAATCATCAATAATATCTTTCAACACAACACCTTTGTCTTCTGGTTGGGCAACATTTGGAATATTAGTCCAGTACAATCTCACTCTATTCTGAGCAGACATTAATGCTGAATTAATCATTATGGGTTTAACACCTAAATGTTCAGATATAACATCTTGAAACTCTTGTTTCATTCGTACATTCTCAAGCATAAAATACTTAGGATTAATCTCTTTAAGCAATCGAACAAACTCAAAGAATAATGCAGAACGTGGGTCATCAAAGTTTAATTGTTTACCAGCAAAACTAAATCCTTGGCAAGGCGAACCACCTATTAACAAATCAATATTTGGTAAGTCTGTGGCAGATAACTCAGTTACATCGCCCAAATGAATAGTGTCGGGATAGTTGCTCTTAGCTACTTGGATTGCGTACTTATCAATCTCAGCTGCATAATAGTTATCTACCTCAATACCAGCTTCATCTAAAGCCAACCGACCACAACTCATGCCATCAAATAAACTTAATACATTCATGATGTTAGCTCCTGTATTCGAGAATAAAAGTGTTCAACCTCATTATCTTCTGACTCACCATCTTCAATCTCATTCATCATTAGGTCAAAAGCTTCGTTGATGTTCGATGCAAGGTTATGGTTTTTTAGTATTAAATCGTTAGCATAATTACGTGCTTTTATTATCTGACTCATTAGTATTTCTCCACGATTGATAATAGGTTCTCACGTTTATCTTCATTAGAACTGGTGCTGGTAATCAACCCCTCTTGTATTAGAAGCGTAACTGATCGCTTGATAGTTGATAGGCTGGTCATAAAGAAGTAAGGGTGCAACACTATCCCTTGAATAGTAATACCATCATGGTGAGCAATTAAAGCCAACACGTTGAACATGGTTCTGTGTAATGGCTTGCCGCTCTTTAGAGTTACACGGTCATTGATAGCTTGAACAGTTGTTAGTTTGTGCCAAGCACGTCTTAAATCTACTTTATTTAGCATAGTATTTATCCTTTTAGTTTTGTTAGTTGAAATGCCATAATTAATATCAGCAGCCCAGTTATTAGTTCCATGTAATCCATATTAGAACCTCATTAACGACCAAGCATTATTGCTTAATCTGTGGTTCATTATCCATAGTTCATTATAGAAGTCAATAGTTATTTTAGCGATAAGCTCATTAAGAGTCATAAGTCATTGATAGTTATAGGATATATCACCCTGAAATAATTCTCATTAGCTCATATAGTCTATAAGCCTTATAGTATAGGGCGTTCAATACCTATTGCGATATATAGCATTAATCCATATATCAGAAAAATATTATTATTAACTTTTTACCCTAAACAATAGGCGTATAAAAAGAATATAATTAATTAATAAATAAGTATTGACAAAGGCTTAAATAAGCCTATAATTAATCACAAGCAATAAAGCTTATAACTAAAAAGGTGATAAAAATGAATACTAAAGATTTTATAAAACTTGCAAACGGTGAAAGGTTATCTAATAAAAATGAATGGGTTTTTCTTACTGAATCAGTGAATGGCGTTGATATTCAATATAAAGCATTTGGCACTTGGATTCAATTTATAAAGGCTGGTGATTTTAATGATGGTTCTGGTTCTGGTTTAAGTGTTAGTGAATTTAAAAAATACCTTTTAGAAATTCTACAATATATAAATGCTGATAAATATAATCAATTCACCAAGGGGATAAAATGAATAACGTAAAAGAAACTAAAACAATAGAGTTTAATATTAATTTTGGCGGGTTTTATGAATCCCATAATAACATTATGATTGATAGCTCAGTAGCTAATTATTTTGATGCTGATGATATTGACAGTGTTAATGAGTCAGACATTGATAATGTTGACTTTAAAGCTATGGAATATAATTTTGGTTCTGAATGGCTTGAATTGTTTAGCAATGAGTTTCACCATTTAGCTTTAGAGTATAAAGGTATAGATTCACCAAGTTATTATAATTATGAAACTGACAAAATAATTGCATCAATAAAAACTGTTGATGTTGATAATTTAATTAATGAATTAAAGCATGACATTGATTTTGTAGAATATGTAAACGAAAATTCACAAAGTTATGACGGGTTTAATTCTTTTTACGTTGGTTTTAATAATGTTACTGATAATAAGGCAGTGTTTATGACTTACTATACTGATTATTTAACTGAAACTAATAAAGAAACTATACAAGGTTTTTGGCAGGACATATACGTTGATGCTGAATTTAACAAAGAAAAACACTTATACACTTTGGAGGGTTAATCATGAATAAATATAAAATTATAAGAATGTTTTTTAATGATTTTAATAAAAGCATAACCATAAAAAGAAACTTGAATAGCGATCAAGCCATGGCATGGTGCAGCGATCCAGAAACATCAAGCAGCACTTGCAAAAGTGCAAAGAAACTGGCATATACTAAAAAACATGGTCAATGGTTTGATGCTTTTGACGATCAATAAAACAAAGGGGATAAAATGACAAAGAATCAAGCAAAAATATACAAGGCATTGACTAAAAGAATAGAATCGTTTGGTGATAATCCACCGATTGAATTATTAAACGGTAGATTCAACTTTTTTAATGCTATTTTAATTAACAACTTTAAAACAAAGGGATAAACAACATGAATATAATAATTAATACATTGATACTGTTTAGCATAACAATAATTACAGTTTACGCATTAACAATATATCAATTGTTTATGTAAAGATAATCCACCAAGTAAGATACTAAAGCCAGTTTAATCACTGGTTTTTTTACGTTCAAAGATTAGTGGTTCGGAAGCTATAAAAATATAGTATCGATCGTGCTGCTAAATAACTTGTCGAAGTGTTTCAAGTGTTAGGTGTTAATAATCCGCACAGGGATAGAGAGTTTTTAATAGTTTAATACAGTAGCTGTTATTGTTTTGAATGGTTAATGTAATGGCTAAAATACCACAACCCTGTTAATATTTATATTTACCTTGATACTACTATCAATTAACTGTAAACCTTGCTGTATAAGCATATTCAAGCCTTTAAACTATACTAAATGACTTATTCTATGAGTGCTTTATGTATGCAGGGAGGGAGGCTCAATGCCGACGCGAAGATGAATGTTACTATACCCAAATCACAAGAAACGAAGTTTCGACTTTTCCAAATCTAGGGGAAAAGCTCTTGTTTAGATGGGCTATCTGCAGTAACTCTGTGTTGGCTATAATGTTTATGAAAGAGTTATGTAAGATTTTAGCTGATAAAAACTATATTGTCAAGTTACGATATAGTTTGTTTGTTTTAATAAAGTAATATATACTATTGCTACTTTAACCTTCTTATGGAGATAATTAAATGGGTGAAATATATAAAGACTCAAGAAAGAGAAAGAAAGATGGACGTGCTGGTAACCTTGGTAATCCTGCCTTGGTTAAGGGTGTTGTGTTAAATCCTAAAGGGAGACCTAAAGGCTCTGTGAATAAGAATACTTTGTTAGCACGAGCTATGATGTCTGATAGAGGTGTTGAGGTAGTTCAGAAAGTAATTGATATGGCTATGGAAGGTGATGTACATTGTTTGAAGATGTGTATTGATAGAATATTACCTGTTCATAAGGCAGTTGATCCAAACCGTACTAAGACTGATGCTAACATTGTTATTAATGTTGGTGCTTCTTCTGATATAAAAGAAAAGATAGCTAATTCTGACCCTGCTAAACTTGTTAATCCTAAAACTAAGACTGACGATGAGATAATTATTGCAGTTGGTGAGGTTATAGAATGATTAAAATTGTAGTTAAATCAAGGGGTTACGTATAATGCCAGAGTTAAATGTAGATTTACATCCTGCTCAATTAGAGATATTTAATTCAACTGCTAGATTTAAAGCTGTGGCTGCTGGACGTAGATTCGGTAAGTCTAGGCTTGCTGCTTGGATATTGTTAATTAAAGCTCTACAGTCTGACTCAAAAGACGTGTTTTATATCGGTCCTACGTTTCAACAAGCAAAAGACATTATGTGGTCTATGCTAAAAGAGCTAGGTGAAGATTTAATCGTTGCAGCTCATGAAAACACCGCTGTATTAACTCTTATAAATGGGCGGAAGATATATTTGAAAGGATCTGATAGACCTGATACATTGCGTGGTGTTGGTTTGGCTTATGTTGTACTAGATGAGTATGCAAGTATGAAACCTCAGGTGTGGGAACAGATTATTAGACCTACTCTTGCGGACGTACGTGGTGGAGCGTTGTTTATCGGTACTCCAGCAGGTAAGAATCACTTTTATGACGTTTATCAAGATGCTTTAAAGCTAGATGACTGGGAAGCTTTCCAGTTTAACTCAACTGATAATCCGTTTATTCCTGATGATGAAATTGAAGCTGCAAGAGACTCTATGTCGTCTATGTCATTTCGTCAAGAGTTTGAAGCATCCTTTGAAACCTTCTCTGGTGGTGTATTTAAAGAGGAATGGTTTAAAACAGCAGAAGAACCTGAAGAAGGCTCTTATGTTATCGCTATTGATCCTGCTGGTTTTGAGTCTGTAGAAAAAGAACGTAATTTGAAACGATCAAGACTTGATGAAACCGCTATTGCTATTGTTAAGATAGATAGAGACAAGTGGTGGGTTAAAGATATACTACATGGACGATGGAATATTAAAGAAACAGCTAAAAAGATACTTACATCTGCGGTAATTGTTGAATCTTCGACTGTTGGTATTGAAACTGGTGCGCTGAAGAACGCTATCTTGCCTTATTTAGAGGATGAGATGCGAACACAAGGTCAATATGTATCGATTATTGAAATGAGACATGGTGGTAAGAAAAAGGCTGACAGAATTGTATGGTCTTTACAAGGTAGAATGGAACATGGTCAAATATCGTTCAATGAAGATAGAGATTGGCGACCGTTTATCTCTCAGATGGTTGATTTCCCTAATAGATTATCACATGATGATATGTTAGACGCTCTTGCGTACATTGATCAAGTGTCTGTTGCTGATTTCGCCCACACAATCGAGCTTGAAGACGATTGGCAGCCTGAAGATGAGGTCGCAGGATATTAAATATGCAGAAAGTCTCCTTTTTAATTGCGTTTATGATATATTACGCCTAAATTCCTAGAGAAATCAAACACTTATGTTCGATCAGAAAGAAACTCAGTATAAAGCTCTAGCATCTTGGCTTACATATAGACTAGAAGGATGGCGTGATCATCGTGATATGAACTATGTTGATAAGTGGGATGAATATTACCGACTTTGGCGTGGTATCTGGGTTGGTTCAGACAGATTACGCTCTTCAGAGAAGTCAAGAATCATATCTCCTGCGTTACAACAAGCGGTCGAGGCATCAGTTGCTGAATTAGAAGAAGCTACGTTCGGTCGTGGCAAGTGGTTTGACATTCAAGACGATATGTTGGACACAGATCCTTCAGATGTTGAGTACATTCGTAACCTATTACAAGAAGACCTTGAAAAGACTGGTGCTAAAGACGCTATCTGCGAGGTATTCCTTAATGCTGCTATCTACGGTACTGGTATTGGTAAGATTGTTGTTGAACAGAACATAGAAAGAGTGCCATCGGAAGAACCTGTAGAAGGAACGATGACCACAACTCGTACATTGAAGGAAATTCCATCAATAGACATTAAAATCGAACCTATTTCTCCTAAGGAGTTCTTAATTGATCCATCAGCTAACTCTATCAAGGAAGCACTTGGTTGTGCGCATGAAGTTATTAAGCCGAGACATCATGTTGTGTCTGGTATTAAGTCTGGTATTTATCGTGATGTTCCCCTTGATGGTGATTATGACACTGTTCGCTTTGGCTTCGACCCTGAAGTTAAGCAAGCTGACGAAGGCGATTCGGTTAAGATTACCGAGTATTGGGGTTTAGTGCCTAAGAGATTTTTAACTAAATCAAAAGACCAAGACGACTTTGAGTACACTAATAAAGCTAAAGATGAGCTAGTTGAAGCAGTTGTAACGATTGTTAATGACGAATATATCCTTAGAGCTGAAGAAAATGCGTTTATGATGAAGGATAGACCTTTCATTGTCTACCAGCATGACATTGTTCCTAATAAATTCTGGGGCAGAGGTGTTTGTGAGAAGGGTTACAACCCTCAAAAAGCACTTGATACAGAGATGCGAGCTAGAATCGACTCTCTTGCCCTAACGACCACTCCTATGATGGCAGCAGATGCGACCAGATTACCAAGGGGTGTAAAGTTTGAGGTTCGACCAGGTAAGACTATACTAACGAATGGTGATCCAAGACAAGCTATCATGCCTCTGACTTTGGGAACTACAGACCAAAATACTTATACCCAGGTCGCCTCATTACAAAACATGATACAAATGGGAACTGGCTCTGCTGATGTTGGTTCTGCCGAAAGAGCAACCTCTTCTGGTATGTCAATGACTCAATCTGCATCAATTAAGCGTCAAAAGCGTACTTTGATGAACTTCCAGAACACTTTCCTGATCCCAATGATCAATAAGTCGATGTGGAGAAAGATTCAGTTTGATGTTGATCGTTATCCAGTAGCTGACTACAAGTTTGTACCATACTCAACTATGGGAATCATGGCTAAAGAGCTAGAGATGACCCAAATGGTGCAAATGCTTCAGGCAGTACCTAAAGATTCACCTGCTTTCGATGTTATTTTGTTGTCAATGATACAAAACTCATCAATGCACAACAGAGATCAGATTGTTCAGCAACTTACACAAGGTAATCAACCTAATCCTGAGCAACAACAACAACAACAAATGGGTATGCAGTTACAAATGCAGCAAGCTCAAGCAGATATTCAGAAAACTCTTGCCATGGCTGAAGAAGAAAAAGCTAAAGCTGTTAAATGGCAGGCTGAAGCGGCTAACTTACAGCCTAATCAGATTGATATTCAAGACAAGGTACTCAAACTACAGAAAGATGCTATCTCATTAGAGAAGACTAAGGCTGATATTGCTAGTAAGAACATGGATACAGAGAGAACATATCCTGAAGTCGATCATCTAAGGTCTGAGACCGCTTTGAATATGGCAAATGCCAGAAAGATTGCACAAGAAACAGAAATTAATAGGTTTGTTCAATGAAGTCAGATGAACAATTCTTAAAAGATAGAACAGAATTATTCGAAGCGGAAGGTTGGCTAGACCTAATGCAAGAACTAGAAACCATTGAAGATAATACTCGAGACATTGAGACTATCAACAATGAGCAGGCTCTTTGGGATGCCAAGGGTCAGTTGAAGGTACTAGGCTATTTACTTAGTTTGGAATCTGCAACTACAATAGCCGTGGAACAATCGGGAACGACTCCACATTAATCAAACTTCATAATCCTGAAGAGGACGGAGACCAAGGTATGAGTATAGTAGTAGATGTAGCACCCGAAGGTGTAGGCGAACAGGTAACAGAAACTCAAGAGGTTTCACAAGAGGTTCAGCAAGAAGAAATTCAAGCGGAATCAACTTACGAAGCTCCTGAGAAGTATGCTGGGAAGTCATTAGAGGATGTGATTGGGATGCACCAAAATGCCGAAAAGGTATTAGGTTCACAAGGTCAGACAGTTGGAGAGCAACGAAGGTTAATCGAACAACTTATGACACAGTCACAAGCGAGTCAAGCTGCTAAACCAGCAGAAGAGACTGTCAGTTTTGAGGATAATTTTTACGATGACCCTGCGAAAGCAGTAAACTCAGCGATAGAAAATCATCCAGAGATTGTCAAAGCTAGAGAAGGTAATGTTAAGTCAGCTCAACAGGCTAACTTATCACAGTTAGAAGCAACTCATCCTGATTTTATGGATGTTATTGGTGATAATGGCTTTCAAAAGTGGGTAGGAGAGAGTGGTATTCGTACCGAGCTGTTCCGTAGAGCCGATGCTAATTACGATTATAGCGCTGCAAATGAATTATTAGGTACTTGGAAGCAAATTTCAATGATCGATAAGACGCAAGCAGTAAATAAATCAGAAAAAGCTAAGAGACAAAAGGCAATGCGACAAACCAGTTCAGAGACTCGCTCTTCAGGAGACGCTGTTGGTGGTAAGAAGATGTATCGTAGGAGTGATTTAATCAACCTACAAGTGAGCGACCCTAAGAGGTATGCAGATTTATCAGATGAGATAACTATTGCATATCAGGAAGGGCGCGTTAAATAATACTCAATAAGGAGAAATAAGATGGGTTTAGGTACTAACCATAGTACGATTACAACATCAGCTAATTTCATCCCTGCTCTATGGTCGGATGAAGTTATTGGTGCGTACAAACAAAACTTAGTTTTAGCTAACTTAGTTACAAAAATGTCACACAAAGGTAAGAAGGGTGACACGATTAATATTCCAAAACCTGCTCGTGGTTCAGCGTCTGTAAAGGCTGCTAATTCACAGGTTACAATGATTGCTGATACAGCAGGCGTTGTTCAGGTTAGCATTAACAAGCACTACGAATATTCGAAGTTAATTGAAGATATTGCTGAAGTTCAAGCATTATCATCTATGCGTAAATTCTATACTGATGACGCTGGTTATGCTCTTGCTAACCAAGTTGACGATAGCTTATTCGCATTAGTTGAGGGTTTTCAAGCTGGTACAGTAGGTGGTACAGGTGCTGCGGCATGGGAGAAAGCTGTAATTGCTGGTAACGGTTCATCGTTATACACTGGTAATTCTTCTAACGCTTCTGACATTACTGATGCTGGTATTAGAGCGATGATTCTTAAACTTGATAACGCTGATGTTCCTATGGACAATCGTTGTTTAGTTATGCCTCCAATCGCTGCTAACGACTTGTTAGGTATCTCACGTTTCACTGAGCAACAGTTCATTGGTAACGGTGATGCGATTAAGACTGGTAAGATTGGACAGATTTACGGTGTTGACGTTTTCGTTACATCTAACTGTCCTACAGTTGGTACTGATCGTGTTGGTACTTTGATCCACAAAGACGCTCTAGTTCTTGCAGAGCAGGTTGGCGTGCGTTCACAGACTCAGTACAAACAAGAATACTTAGGTGACTTGTTTACTGCTGATACTATTTATGGTGTTGCTGAATTGCGTGACGATGCTGGTGTAGCGTTCGTAGTTCCAGGCTCTTAATATAGTTAGTTAAGCGTAGCCCTTGTCTTGGCGAGAGGGCTATTCTGAATTAATTAGGATTAGTTATGCCATTATTTGCTTACAAATGTAAAAATAACCATACTGAAGATAATATAGTTTCTTACAGTAGACGTGAAGAACCACAAGTCTGTCCAGACTGCGGAGAACCTTCTTACTACGAACAAACATTCTGTACTAATTTCCAATATGGTGAAGACTACAGCTCTTTCGCTGCTGACACTCACCGTTGGAATATGAGAGAGAACAAACGACACGGAACAAACGGAAAGAATTATGTTTGATATATTAGAAGACTCTACCTGTGAAAACTCTGCTGGAAGCTCTTTAGAGATTGACAGAGTTAAAGAAAAGATTAAGGCTATCTGGACTCAGATCATTAATGCTGAATACAATGATAAGTATGCTACTCAGAAAGAAGATGATGAAGACTATGTATCACTAGAAGATTACATTACGGAGAACAAATTGTATTTCCCTGGTGATGCCAAGCCTGAAAATGAAGTTGATGGCATTGTTAAGATGTTAGAAGACATGTTTGATCCTAAAGAAGAGTTAGAATCGGTTCAAGGTGGTGGAGCAGCTCCTACTTACAGTGGTAAACAGTTATCATCTAACAATGAGAAAGGTAAGATTGAAGCTACTGTGTACGAGGTAGACCATGCTATGACTAAAACTCCTGGAGACTCACAAACTTCTGCAAAATCAAGCACTTATGAGCATCATAGTGGTAAGATAGCACCTAGAAAAGATTCAAAGGTTAAGACGAGCTTTTCTCCTATGATTGAAAAGATTGTAGAAGAGCTTCTTGAACTTGAAGATAGACAAAATATTGGCAGAAGAAGGCAGTTGTTTAGATTATGAAGCGTATGTACTGGAAAAAAAAGAAGACTATTGCGATGTATCTTAACCGCAGACAGTTTCTTGAAGAGTTTTCACCTATTTACTCAGCTGAAATAGAAATAGAGCTAGAGTCAGGAGGTGTTTTTTTAATAACAGAAACATCAAGCACAGCCTCACCTCAATACATTAGAACGGAGTAGAAATGTCAAGTATTAAAATATCAGCTTTAGCAGCTAAAACAACCTCAGCAGGAACAGAAGAATTACTAATTAATGATGGTGGTGTAAGTAAGAAGATTACTATTGCTAACCTTCGCTCAACTTCTGATATTAAGACTTCAGTGGAAGCAGCTACAGATATTGCATTAGGTGGCAGCCCAACTACAACAACACAATCTGCTTCAGACAACTCAACTAAGGTAGCAACAACTGCTTATGCTGATACTGCTGTAGCTAACTTGGTTGACTCAGCTCCAGCTACATTAAATACTCTTGATGAGCTTGCTGCCGCTTTAGGTGACGATGCTAACTATGCTGCAACTATTACTACTGCTTTAGGTACTAAGGCAGCTCTTGCAGGTGCTACATTCACTGGGGCTGTTACAGCTACAACCTTTAATGGTACTGAACTGGCACACAAGGATGACCATAACTTAGGATTAGGTCATAGCGCAATAGCTGCTATTACTACTGGTGATAATAATATAGGTGTTGGTATTAATGCTTTAGCCTCTACTACTACAGGTGGTCTTAATATAGCTGTTGGTAGAAACGCTTTACTAACTAATATAACTGGTGGTAATAATACAGCTTTAGGTGGTGATGCTTTAAGACACACTACTAGCTCAAACAACACAGGCGTTGGGTATGATGCTCTTGAGGCTAATACATCAGGTACTGAGAATATAGCAGTAGGTGCTTTCGCAGGTGATGCTATCACTACTGGAAGTAATAATACTATCATTGGTCATTATGCAGGTACTACTGCTCTATCTGATACAGTTGTTATTGCAGCTGGTACTACTGAGAGGATTAAAGTTACTTCTGCTGGTTTAGATGTTAATGGTACAACTGCTGTTCTTACAGATACTGTTTATACTCACCCAAACCATAGTGGTGATGTGACTTCCACAGCAGATGGTGCTACGGTAATTACTGCTGGTGCGGTAGATACAGCAATGTTATCAGCTACTCTTGGCGATCTAAGAGGACGTGGTATTACCCACGTTGGTAGAGATACTAACGACTACATTCATATAGATGTTGCTCACGTAAGATTCTATATCAACGGTGTTAATGTTATGAGTGTCGATGCCTCTGGTAACGCCATCTTTAAAGGAACGGTAAGTTCAAATGGCACACCTGCTTAACACTAATATATATTAAAGGAGAGATAATATGGCTACAACGCTAGTAAGTACGGGAATAACCTTCCCAGATGCGACAACACAAACAACCAAGTCAGTGGATACGGTTTATACACACCCTAATCATAGTGGTGATGTAACCTCAACAGCTGATGGTGCTACAGTTATTGCTAATGGTGCTGTAACAGATGCTAAGATTGGTACTATGAGTTCTAGTAAACTGACGGGTGCTTTACCTGCTATCAGTGGTGCTAACTTAACTAACTTACCAGCAAGTGGTTTTACTTCATCAACATTCTTAGACCAAGGCACTCTATTCAGTAGAGCATCTGCCAATACAATTAACATTCCAGACTTAGGTGGTATGGTAGACGGAACTCTAGTTGAAGTTACAGCCACAACCAAAGATTTAAATACTTCTGGTAATTGGGACGCTTCAACCTATGCCACAGCATCTAATCGTGCTGGTAAAGACTTCTATGTTTATTTACTTAAAGCTGGTGGCGTTATTCTAAGTAATAATTCAACTGCACCTACTACTTCTGACACTACAAATTCACGCAAGATTGCTGGATTCCATTGTTTATGTGTGGCAGTAGGTACTATCTCTGGTCATAGTTTAACTGGATACACGGTAGGCGATATTCTTCCTCGTTCAGTGTGGGATAGGTTCAATCGTCCTACGTCTTCTCCAGAGGGTATGGTTCTTTCTAATGATGGAATGTGGGTAGACATTTACTTACCAAGCTATACAGGATTTGTGCTTAAATCAACTTATGCCTCTACTATTGCAGACGGCTCTAATGGTTGGCACGGATATAAATTTGAACAATGGTTTGGTGATATTGGCAAGAAATTAATCCGTCAAACTGAATTTGTTACAGCTTCAATAGGCTCTAATCAAGGTACTAATATTACTGGCTCTGCTGACCCTGGCACAACTGGTGGTCATAACGACACCGCTGGTCGTAGAATGATTAGTAATATTGGCTGTGAAGATATGGCTGGTGCTTTATGGCAATGGTCAAGAGACCCTGGTGGTGTTTATAGTTCTGGTGCTTCTTGGGTTAACGCTTATGATGGCAATGACTCTGGCGTAGCTGGACAACACTACCAAGCTCCATATCGTGCGATACTGGGCGGTGCTTGGTTTAG